CACTGCACGGGTGCAGTGTTTTTTTTGCGGATTTGTCTCATTGAGACAATGAGACAGGGTCCTTATAATACTAGAAAGGACCCTGTCTCAAAAATTTCCGTGCGAACTTTCGCGCGGAATTTTCCGCGGAAACTTTTTTGATTCAGTACAAATCCGCGGAAATGGCTAGTTTTACTCAAATTCGACGCGCAATCTTAACTGCCTGGGAAAAACCTGTTTTCGACGAATCCTGTATGACATATTTGTGTGGTCAACAGGAAATCTGTCCTACAACTGGTACTCCACACTGGCAAGTCTATGTTGAGCTTACTTCTGGTCGACGAATGAATTTTTTTAAGGAAAAATTTGGTAACGCCGTCCACGTCGAACCTGTGGGTCGCAATAACGGCGCTCATAAATACTGTTTGAAAGACGAGACCTGTGCTGATCCAGAAACGCGTTTTGAATTTGGAACACTTAAAGCTACTGGTGGCAACGCTGTTACTTTTGAAACCATTCAAGCTTGCTCTTCTTGGGATGAAGTCCTAAAATTAGACAAAATTGGGACTAAACTGCAATGGGCACGTGAAGTTTTTCAACGCAAACCCGTCGCAGTTGAGTGTGTCGACGAGCTTTATGAATGGCAACAAGAAGAAGTTGACAATATCATCACTCAAGGCGACCGCAAAGTTCGAGTTATTGTCGATCCCAAGGGTGGCATCGGAAAAACGAAACTTGCTCAATACATGGTGATGAAAATGGGCGCTTTTTACTGCACCGGTGGCAAAACAAGCGACATTATGTTCGCTTATGACAACGAACCGATTGTCGTTTTTGATTTGGCACGTTGCAACTCTCAAGAGTTTTGGCCTTATCAAGCTATAGAATTTTTTAAAAATGGGTTTGGTTTTAGTCCTAAGTACGGGTCTATGACAAAAAAGTTCAAGCCATGCAAGGTTATTGTTTTTTGTAATGAGGAGCCAGACAAAAGCAAGCTTAGTGCTGATCGCTGGGACATCAAAGAAATGTCCACTATTTTTAACTAACTAGCTCAAACTCCTGCGATGAATCCTTTTCAAATGCATTTACGCGCGAGATAGTTAGAATCATGCGCGTGTTTTCATTCGATCCGAAGCGGGTTCGAAGCGTGATTTCATTGTCCTGGCCAGACTCGGCCTGTTCAATGCGGAAACGTTGCTGGAATGTGTTGACTTGCAAGTTGTCAGCAATTTGATGATGGTCGACATCCTCAGTGCTATCGAAAACTGTGCTTGGCAAGGTCACGATAGAGACGTTTCCTGCGAGCAAAGATTCATCGTTGCCTGTAGTACCAAGCGTACCGGTGGCGACGCGCTTGTGGTACTTTACTTCAACTGTCCCTGCAAAGGAAGCAGGGAAAATGATCTCAACGTGGCCGCTTCCAGCACCACGTACAGCACATCCAATGGAATTGAATTTGCCTGCCTGTACTTCGCAATTGAGCATGTTGGTGTGACTGTCTTGAAGAATAAACTCATCACGATCCATGGCAAAGCCATAGAGAGAGAACACGCGAGGCTTCCTAAGCACCACTCGGTAGCTGACATACAGCTCTCCAAGAACCTCGTTTTGAAGCTCAGTAGGTGTGGAAACCACCGCAATTTGGGTAACTCCGGCATCGTAGTCGGATTTCTCCTTTCCACTCTCAAGACCGCGTACGCGGATATATTTGTGACCGTCACCTTTAATCTTGCTCGGATCACATTCAACACCGTGAAGAATACGATCAACAACACGACCGTTAGACGTGCCATACGTCTGCATCATCTGCTGCTTTGACTGCTTGATGGCATCATCGGCATTGTAGTCGGTTGTCATCAGAATGGTACCTACCTGACCATCGGACGAAGAGATGTTTTGCGACAGCTTTGGCTTGTAGCAATACAAAAGCTGGACAAACTCATACTCCTCAAAGTTGGCAGCAATTTGAGACAGAAATGGGAATGACGCTGTAAGTCCAGGATTGAGCTCAATCCCAGTATTGGCGAAATTCACACCAGCCTCATTGCCATACACGTCCTTAATGAACTCAGTGTGTGTGACCACCAAGGCACCAGTTTCATCCTTGGTAGTCTCAAAAGTAGGGATCGACGAACCAAGTCCGTCAATAAGCGAATTTCCGACGGTGTAAGAACCGCGGCCAAGCATTGGTCCAGACATCATCGATGTCGCACCTGTGTACATACCAGTTCCACCTAAAACTGAAGTTGTGGCATCTAATCCCATGCTCGCTGCCTCAATTCCTGCGGCAATCTCAGGTTGACCAGCCAAAAGAGCCAGACTAGCAGCGCCAGGAGCGAGACTACGGTTAACGCGATTAACTGTACGCGCACCCGACGCAATACCATGTCGTAGTTTCTTAAATCCTCCCCAATAGCTTCCACGGCCGCGCATGTAGCGGCGGCGGCGTCGGTACCTTCCGCGTCCGACGTACTGGTCCGCCAACCTGTTCGACAACTGTGTGTGAGCATAGGTATCAGTGACACCAGCATCACGAGCTTTCTCAATACGTCGGACGAGAGCTTTAACACTCTGCCCGTAACGAAGACGGTTTGCAATACGAGCGCGCTGGCGAAGATCATAATTCGCCGCGTTTACAGGGTCAAAGTACCTCTTTGGCTTAACTTGAAGAAACGGCGCAGTGTAATAACCTGGTTGAACGTTAGCCATTT